TCGGAAATAATGAATTGTTGGGAGGAAGTAGGCAATAGGTATGGAAAAAGAAAAGCCTAAGAAGAAAAAATTAAATAAGAATGAGTCTGGGAGAGGCAAAGACCTCTCCTTTTATGATATAGAAAAACTTATCCAGCACGACTCTTATAGAAGAATTAAGGGTGCCATTAGGAGGGTGAGATAGGTTATAATGTTAAAAAAAATATTAATGTTTTTGTTTAATAAGAGCCAAAGTAGAATTGAAATGTGGCTGTTTATTGCTGTACTTATATTATTCATGAATGGCAGAATAGTACAAGGAATAGTTGCGTTATTAGGTGGAAGCTTGATAATTGCTTTAACAGAGATATATTTGAAAATATAAATTGAAGAATGATTATTAAAGGATATTAGAGGATATTGGCTCCTTTTGTAGAAATATTATGCAAAAGGAGATGATAGTCATGGAAGATAACATAAATATAAATTTAGAACAAAAAGGGAAAGTGCTATCTGATCTGGAAACTAAGTATCAAAAGTTATTAAATAAACAAGTGGATTTATTTAATAATTATTTAAGCGAAAGATTGCCAATATTTAAATTTATAAAGAAAAATAAATTTTATTTTAGACATCCTAAGTATAAATATTTATCATCTAGAGGGCCTATATTGGGTTATGATAATGATAAAAATTTATTATATGTTTATGATATGGATACTAGTAATATCATAAAAATAAATATGTTCAATAACGAAGTTAAGGATGCATGGGAAATAGAATTTTTTAAAAAGTTTAATTTTGAAGATGCTATTGAAGGATTAATTTATAATGGCAAATTACCAGATATATTGATAGAAGATTTACAAAAGGATATTGCGAGAAAAGAAGAATTATTAAATAAATATAAAATTGAGGAATAAGGATAGTAAGCATAGCTTTTTTATGTGTAGGTGGTGAGTTCATGGCAAAGTCAAAATGGGATACCGTAAAAGATAAATTAATATTGGTTGAAGGTTGGGCTAGAGATGGGCTCACTGAAGACCAGGTTATAAATATACTTAATGAAAAACAAAGATATTATTTTACTGGTAAAGAAAAAGAATATGAGAAATATATAAAAGAAAATATAATAGATATATGCAAAAATATCGGTTTGCCAAAAGTGCTAAGCGTAAAAAGCCAACAAAGATTTGACATAGATAGTTTTTCTATTAAACCAGATATTATGATATACCATGAAAATAATTCATTATCAGTATTTGAGGTAAAATGTTGTAATTATAAATATCCAAGTACCGGGGTGAGTGAACAGACTAAGGCCATAGGGCAATTGTTGCTTTATAAAAATGTTTTAGAAGAGTTGAGAAGGGATAAAGTAAGAGTTTTTTTAATTGATCAAAAAATATATAAAAGAACTGTATGTATATTTGCTAATATGAAATTGCCAATAACATTAATGGAAGTACAAAACGATAGAGTATTTATACCTTATAAAAATATATGAGGGAAGGTGGCATTAATGGGAAAGTTAACACAAAAGCAAAAAATATTTGTAAATGAATATCTTATTGATCTCAATGCCACTAGAGCTTATAGAGTAGCTTATCCTAGGTATAAAAAAGATGAAACAATTAATGCTGCGGCTAGTAGGCTGTTAAGAAATGTTAAGGTTAAAGAATATATTGATAAACGCATGAAAGATAGAGAAAAAAGAACTGAAATAACTCAGGATTTTGTGCTTAAAGAACTTTATTCTATAGCATCTGCAAATGGAGCTGATTTTGCTAAAGTGGTTGAAAGGTCTTATATGAAGCCAATATATGATGACAAAGGCAATAAAATAGACGAAGAAGAGGCATTTTATAAAGATGTTGATTTAATACCTACAGATGAATTGCCAGGGGATAAAAAGAAAGCCATAGCTGCGATTAAACAGAGTAAATTTGGAATATCAGTTGAATCGTGTGATAAAGTCAAAGCATTAGAATTATTGGGTAGGCATTTAGGAATGTTTAAGGATAGGATTGAGCATAGTGGCAATGTAACAGTAAATAATCCATATAAGGATCTAACAACAGAGGAACTCAAGAAACTGGCTGCTCTTGATGATGGGGATGGATAAAAAACAAATAATAGCGCTGGGTGCAAAGATGGAACTTGCAAGACGTGAGTTCTTTTATTTTTGCCATTTAATGGCCCCGAGCTTCTATAAAAAAAGTAGAAAATATCTTGTAGAACTATGTGAGGATTTCCAAAACTTTTATGAATCTGATGATGAAATACTTATACTCAATCTTCCACCTAGACATGGCAAGTCAAGGACAGCATCCTTATTTGTTGAGTGGGTATTTGGCAGAAATCAGGATGAGAAGGTAATGACCGGTTCATATAATGAAACTCTATCAACAACATTTTCAAAGGCTGTAAGAAATGGAATATCTGAAGAAAAGGCTGATAAGGACAAAATAGTTTATTCTGATATATTTCCAGGTATAAGCATCAAACAAGGTGATGGAGCCATGAATCTATGGTCTCTGGAAGGTGGCTACAATAATTATCTTGCAACATCACCGACAGGTACGGCAACAGGATTTGGCTGCTCTTTGATGATTATAGATGATTTAATTAAAAATTCAGAAGAGGCATACAATGAGAATGTTTTGGAGAAACATTGGGATTGGTTCACCAATACAATGCTTTCAAGGCTTGAAGAAGGCGGCAAAATTATAATTATAATGACCAGATGGGCCACTGGAGATTTAGCCGGTAGGGCAATTGAGCATTTTAAAGAGGAAGGTAAAAAAATAAAGCATGTGAGCATGAAAGCCCTGCAAGATGATGGAACAATGCTATGTAATGAAATATTATCTTCAAAGAGTTATAAGTCCAAAATAAGGGCTATGGGTGATGATATCGCCAGTGCCAACTATCAACAAGTTCCTATTGATGTTAAAGGAAGATTGTACAGTGGTTTCAGGACTTATGCTGATATACCTGGAGATAAAAAAGGTAATCCGTTGTTTACCAGAATAAGAGCTTATATTGATACCGCAGATGAAGGCAGTGACTATTTATGCTGCATTGTATACGGAGAATATCAGAAAGAAGCTTATGTACTTGACGTGTATTATACAAAAGCTCCTATGGAAACAACGGAACCAGGAACAGCCAGAATACTTTATGAAAACAAGGTAAATATAGCTGACATTGAAAGTAATAATGGTGGCCGAGGTTTTGCAAGATCTGTGGAAAGAATATTAAGGGAGAAATATGGCAGTAACAAGACAAAGATAAAATGGTTCCATCAAAGTAAAAACAAGGTTGCCAGGATAATATCAAATTCCACTTGGGTAATGGACCATATTTATTATCCGGTAAATTGGAAGGACAAATGGCCGGACTATTATAAAGCAATGACAACATATCAAAGAGAAGGCAAGAACAAACATGATGATGCTCCAGATGCCACTACTGGAATTGCTGAGATGATGGATAATAGTAAAAAGATCCACACAATAGATAGAAAACTTTTGGGATTGTAAGGAGGTGTTTGATTGCTAGTAATAAGAGATATACCGGATGAAATAGATACTAATACCATAAGCAACCTTATAGATTTTCATAAGACTTATATGTTGCCAAGGTATAAGAAATTGAAAAGGTATTATAAACTTCACCATGACATTGAAGAAAGGACCATAGAGGACTCTTCAAAACCGAATAATAAATTGATTCATGATTACCCTGGTTATATTGTAAATATGGCTACAGGGTATTTTTTAGGTAAACCTGTAGCGTATTCTTCCAAGAGCAACAATAACAATTACCTCAATACCCTACAGAGAATGTTTGATTACAATGATGAATCTGACGAAAATGCAGAAATTGAAAAGACCTGCAGTATCCAGGGTGAAGCCTTTGAAATTATGTTCCAGGATGAAGATGCAAATACGAGATTTATCCAGGTTCCCAATGAGCAGATAATTGTAGTCTATGATACAACATTGGATCCTAAAATAAAGGTGGCCGTGAGGTATTATAATGTTATAGATCAAAATAATAATACTATCACTAAAGTTGAAGTTTATACAGCAGATAAAATAAGCTATTATACCCTGCAAGGCGGGCTTACTTATGTGCTTGATGGTGAAGTAGAACATTATTTTGAAGAGGTACCTATTATTCATTACATCAACAATGCTGAACAGATAGGAGACTTTGAAAGGGTTATAACTCTTATAGATGCTTATGACAAACAGCAATCCAATACTCAAAATGACTTTGATTATTTTACAGATGCATATCTGTTGTTAGTAAATTTAAGTGATAGTGACAATAATGACATAAAGGACATGAAGAATAACAGGATAATGCTGGTTGGTGAGGGTGGAGATGCTAGATGGCTTATCAAGGATATTAATGATACTGCTCTCGAGAACTACAAGAACAGGCTAAATAAGGATATTCATAAATTCTCAAATATACCGGATTTATCGGATGAAGCTTTTGCCGGAGATCTTTCAGGTGTGGCCATAAGGTTCAAATTGTTTTGCTTAGAGCAGATCGCTTCTATGAAGGAAAGAAAGTTCAAGAAAGCCCTGCAGAGGAGAATTGAACTTATAACAAATATACTAAATATCAAGGGTGGCAATTATGATTATACCGACATAGATATGAGCTTTACAAGGAACATCCCTGCGAACACCACAGAGTTTGTAAATATGGTTACCCAACTCAAGGGAACACTATCTGAACAGACTTTAATAGCACAGATACCTTTTGTTGCGGATCCACAGGCCGAGCTTGAGAAGGTGAAAAAAGAGCAGGAATCAAGCCTTGAATATAATTTTCCCCAGAATAATCAGACGAAAGTAAATTCAAATCCCAATAAACAAAATGGTGATGTAAATGAATAACGTTAAATATTGGGAGAAACGGGCAGAGGATAAAATGAAAGCCCAGTATAAAAAAGGTGATGCCCTAGACAAGCAGCTCAAGGAACAATACGAAAAAGCCCTGGCCGAAATAGGAAAGAATATAGCTGATTTCTATATGAGATTTGCCAAAGATAATAATATGTCCTACGTTGATGCAGTAAAGCAGCTGACAGGCTCCGAATATAACCGGTGGAGGAAATCCATTGATGAATATATAGATGAACTTGAACAAATGGCAGATATTGAAGGCAGTGAAAGCAATGATTTTAGGGAACTTCTGTTGGAACTTAATACTCTGGCCATGAAAAGCAGGATAAACAGGCTTGAAGGATTGATGATGAACATTCAACTGGAACTTGCCAATCTATATCAAAAAGAACATATACAGGTTACTGGACTTCTCAAAGATGTGGCAGAGGATGTTTATTACCAGACGATATATAATGTCCATGTGGGCAGGGGAATAGGACACAGCTTTAGTAAATTGGATTCTCAGACTGTAGAGGATATTATGTCTTATCCTTGGAGCGGTGACAATTATTCTAAAAGAATATGGAAGCAGAGAGACAAGCTTGCAGATACAATCAAGCAGGAACTCACGCAGAAGTTTATCCAGGGCAAAGATGTCAGAACTACAGCTAAATCTATAGCTAATAAAATGAACGTGAGCTATAAAAATGCCTGTGCATTGGTTGAAACTGAAACTTGCTACATAGCCGGGCAAACTACACTAAAAGGATATAAAACCACTGGCATGGAGCAGTATCAGTATCTTGCTACTTTAGATAATAGGACCAGTGAATTATGTAGAGATGAAGATGGGAAGGTATTTAATATTGATGATGCTATTGTTGGAGTAAATTACCCTCCATTGCACGTGCATTGCAGATCCACAACTATTCCATATTTTTATGATGAAAAAGGAGAAAGAGCTGCAAGAGGTGCTGATGGTAAAACTTATTATGTTCCTGGAGACATGAATTATAAGGACTGGTATGAAAAATATGTTAAAAGTGATGATAATAATGATATAATAAAAAAGAAGGAGTTTAAATATCCTGATATAAAAACAATAAAAGAAGCTGAAAATTGGGCTGTAACTAATCTCAATCTTAAAGAAGTGAGCTATAAAGGCATTAGTTTAGATGTAGCGAACTATGTAAATAAATCCATGAGTGAAATTTATAATGAATATCCTATGCTAAAAGGATTTGTACAAAATATTAAAACGGATGGAAGAATTAAAGCTGTTGCCAGCGCTGCATTAAGTTTAAAAAATGGAGAAATCAATACAAAACTTAACTTATCAAATAGGGACTTATCAGATCTAAAATCTATTGATGAAATGATAAACAGATGTGTAGAAGATAAGTGGTGGACCCCTAAAGATGGAGTCAAAGGGATAATAAAACATGAAATGGGGCATATGATAGAATATGCACTTACAATGAAGAAATATGGTTTTATAGATACTGATTTAACTATTATAGATACAAGCATGGTAAATGAAGCTTTTAAAGCTATTAATAATGGAGAAATATCCAAGGATATAAAGCTGAAAGCATTGAGTAATTTGAAATTGGTAAATACCAAGAAGAATGTAAAAGAAAAGCTTAGCAATTATTCAAATGAAAGTAGTCTTGAATTTTTAGCTGAAGCAGTTTCAGAATATGATCCGAGACCATTAGCCAAAGAGGCTGTAAAATTATTAAAAGAGAAAATAAAGGAGATTTGGAAATGATACCTATACCTAAAGAAATTGCAGGTATGACCGATTATGATGAAAATGATAATTGGATACTGAAACCGGGAGCAACAGAAAAACAAAAGAAAATATTTGATCAGTTTAAAAGGGATTTAGAATCCGGAAAGCTTTCGGATGTTAAAATTGAATGTGAAGAGTAAAAGCACTTACCAAGTGAAAGAAGGTAGGTGCTTTTATTATGCTCGAAATAGGAGATGTTTATTATGGATTTTTACACGATAGTGTTAATTATAAAGATTATTGCAATTATATTTTTTAATATGTGTATGCTTGTGAATTTAGAATTAGCAATTAAAAAATACAAGAATAAAGATATTCAAGGAGCTATTTATGAATTGTTATGGTCTTTAAATATGATTGCACTAATGATTTTAATTAAATGAAGGGTAGGTGAAATATATGCCAGATGCGACAGTAAAAATTGATATAACTGGGGCTGATAAGTTTAAGATATTTACTAAAAATGTGGCAGAACTTATCAAACAGATAGAGATCAATGATTATAAGGATAGTAAAGGTCATAATCTGAAAATGAACAAAGCTTATATTGACTTGGTTGGTAATATAAAATCACTGGGAAAGAAGTAATATCATTTCAAGATACGGATGGCACTGTAGTTCTTGATCTGAATAGGATTGAAGCTATTACTGTTATTGAATGCCATGAGGATAAGGAAGCAGGATTTAAGTCTTAATAATTGGAGGTAATGTATAGTGGAAGTTAAAGTTGACATAGGATTTGGTTCCAATGAATTAAAAGTCTGGATAGGAGATAAGGATATATCTGAAAATTTAACTGGTATAAGCATAGAAAAGTCTGTAGATACAATACCAGAAGTTACATTAAGGTTTAGACCAGATAAATGTAATATAAATGTTGACACTAATTTTGTCTTGGTTGATAAAGGACTAGATAAATATTCAGTAAAGGAACTTGCTTCAAAAGTAGCTGGAAAGATAGCTGAACAGTTGAGCAATACTAATGATAGATTAGATAGCAGAAGAAAAGAATTTGATAAGGAATGGAATAAGTGGGGTAAATCTAAGCTTTGATAGTTTTGAGGTGATATTGTGAATGTTAGTGAAAATATAAAAAAATATAGAACTAAAAAGGGACTAACACAAAAAGAATTAGCCACAAATATAAATGTTACTACTGCTACTATACAAAATTATGAAAACAATCGTAGGAATCCGAGTATAGAAGTTATAAAAAAAATAGCTGAAGTTCTTAACGTTTCAACATATGAATTAATAGGTGAACCATATGAAGCAATAAGAAACAATATAGATTTATCATTGATACCGACAAGCAATTTACTAGAAGAACTGAATAAGAGGGACAATTTCCCTATAAAATTGGAATTGAAGAATTGCGAGTCTTAGCAATAAGGCTTTTTATTTTTGCAAAATTTAATTGGACTTATAGGGCATTAGAACTATAAGGGCATGAGGAGGAGTATAAATGGAAAAATATAATTTAATGAAACAAGGAATGAATCTTCAACTATTTGCAGATGCTGGAGGTTCAGAAGGTAGTGCTGGAGCAGGAGAAGGTTCTGAAGATAATGAAGGAGGGGATAAAACGCCACCTGAAGGAAGTGAAATTGAACTTCCGAAAACCAAGGAGGAACTTGAAAAACTTCTCCAAAGTGAAGCTGACAGGAGGGTGACTGGAGCTCTCCAAACTGCGAAAGAAAAATGGGAAGCTGATTATCAAGCAAAAATTGAAGCTGAAAAGGCAGAGGCAGAGAAACTTGCCAAAATGACTGCATCAGAAAAAGAGAAACATTTACTTGAAAAACAGAAAAATCAACTTGCAGAGAAAGAAAAGACTATAGCTGCAAGGGAAATGAAGCTTACCAAGATTGATATTTTTGCAGAGAAAAAGTTGCCTATCAAATTGGTTGATTATATACCTGGTGATACTGCTGAAGAAGTCAAAACCAACATAGATACCTTTGAAAAAGAATGGAGGTCAGCCATAGATGAAGCTGTAAATGAAAAGCTAAAGGGGAAATCCCCCTTCAATGTCTCTTCTAAAGATGGTAATGGCAGTATTGGTATTGCTAAACAGTTGATTGAATTCAACAAAAACAGCAATACAAAAGATTTGGAAAAAGCCAAAGAATCATATTTTAAATAAAATGGAGGTAATGATTGATGAGTAAATTTGTAACAACGACTTATGGAAATAAGAAGGAGATACTAAAGTTTCCAGATCATTATGTGGCATTAGGTGTTATGGTAGATGATGCTGGAATAACTGTAAATACTGATGGTAAAAAGATAGTGCCAGCAGGTACTATTGTTGGCGGTGGAGTTTTAGTAGACAACACCAAGAAAGTATCAGAGAAAAATACCCAGGGTGGTGAAGCAGGAAGTGAAGGAGCCGCAGTTGACGCTGAAGGTGTTCTTTTGAATGATGTAGATGTAACTTATGGCCCGGCCAGCGGAGCAATGATTGTGCATGGTTTTATAGCACTGGACAAACTGCCGGAAACACCCGCGGCAGAAGCGGCAGGTGCTTTAAAAGGCAGAATTTTATTTTTGAAATAGGAGTGATGACAAATGCCAAATATATTTGATTCTGTAACAGCAGCAGAGATAGGAACTTATTACACGTCTAATGGATCTAACAATATTCCATATTTAGGGGCTACATTGTTTCCACCCAAGAAACAATTAGGATTGGATTTAAGTTGGATTAAAGCAGCCAATGGACTTCCAGTAGCACTACAACCTGCAGCTTTTGATACAAAGGCTACTTTGAGAGATAGAATAGGATTTACAAAGATTGAAACTGAAATGCCATTCTTTAGAGAAGCCATGAAAATAGGTGAAAAAGATAGGCAGGAAATGAATAAAGCTAAAAGTGCAGCAAATGCAGCTTATATAATGCCTGTAATAAACAAGATATTTGATGATGCATCTAATCTTGTAAATGGTGCCGAGGTGGACAATGAGAGAATGAGGATGCAGTTGCTTTCAACTGGTAAAATTTCTATTGTTGCAAATGGATTAGCATACGATTATCCATATGAATTCAAAGAATCACACAAAGAAACATTACTTACAACTGCAAAATGGAGTGATTTAGAGAATTCCAATCCCATAGACGATATAAGGAGATGGCAGGATGCAATAGAAGACGATACAGGCGCAAGACCTACGAAGGCAATATGCACAAGGAAAACATGGAACTATCTTATGAATAATAAAAAGATTAAACTCGATATGAATACCCAAAATGGCCAGAATATAATTTTGACTGATGCAATGCTAAAAACATACTTTCAGAGTAAGCTTGGTTTGCAGGTGGCAGTATACAATAAAAAGTTTGCACTTCAGGATGGAAGTTCTAATTTATTTTATCCTGATGATAGGTTTACTTTATTTCCTGATGGCAATCTGGGCAATACTTATTTCGGTACTACTCCGGAGGAAAGTGATCTTATGGCGGGTGGAACGGATGCACAGGTACAGATTGTAAATACAGGTATCGCAATAACTACTATTAAGCACCCCCAACCAGTAAATGTTGAGACAATAGTTTCTGAAATTGCTATGCCAAGCTTTGAGATGATAGATACTGTATTTATTGCTACAGTAGCATAGAGAAGGGAGTGATTTTACATGGCAAATACTACAGCAAATACAACGGCTACTAAGCCAGCAGAGTCTACTAAATCTGCAGCAGCTGTTGAAGAATTTAAACTCATAAAGAATATAAAGTATGGAGACAAAGCTTATAAAATAGGAGACAAGGTAAAAGTTAAACCTGAAGACCTTGAAGAGTTCAAGAAAGCTGGAGTAATTAAAGTAGGTGAATAATATGCCTGGAAATGTAAAGATGCTTTTAGGCATAGCTGATGATGATACTTCCAAGGACAAACTTATAAATTACTATATAGGTATTATTACTACCAAGGTTTTGAAGCACTGTAAACTGCCTGAATTGGTTCCTGA